CGAAATTATCATTAATCTTTTCGTTTTCATCCATTTATATTACCTCCTTTTAGGGATTAGCCTTAAATAATTTTTCTACACCTTTTTTTGATCCTGTATCTCGATCCCGTTCAAGTAGTAAAGACAACCACCGCCCGGTGTTAAGAACTCCGCCCAATCCGGCGAATCCTTGACCGCGTTAAAGGCCAGGAATAATTCCTTTTTCTCTTTCCTGTTAAGGGCGAAATCAGCGCCCTTGCGATCAACCTTTAAATACTCAGCCAAAGTGTTCCCGCAAATGTAGTTCTTATACTCAGCCTTCAACTGTTCCAAAGTAATATTCGAATTCATATGAATCCTCCTTGTTAGAATTAATCTTTTTCGGAATAAAAGGAATCAATCCCCGTATCCCGGAAAAGATTAATTTTGATCGGCGGTAACGACTAAAGTAAGATCAATCCAGCCTCCAAAGGGCAAACCTAAGGAAAGGATCAATCCTGCCGATCCGAACCAGAGCACGTTTAACGCCCATGCTTTCCGAACCCGGCGACCAAGGCGAAGTAGTTACGGTGGGTTTGATCCGTGCCTCCCTTGGCTTGGGGCTTAGCGGCCTGTGGCTTAACTCCCCTCGGTCTCTTTAAGACCTTGTCCCCGTTAATTATGATTCCATCTTACCTGATCCTTTATCATACGTCAAGGGGTTTTTAAAAATTTTTTTAAAATCTTTTAAACTTGTGCTTAGTTCCCGTACGGCGTGGGTTGTGTAATCAATAACCCAGAAAAGGGATCAATGGGGGTTATATGAATTTTGGGGTACCACTTGACTTCCAAAATTTCAGATCTATAATAAAGGGCATATGAAGAGAAAAAAGTTTCCATCCACCAACGGCAACGGGGACAATGGCCTAAAAAGATTCGCCGCTTATGGTGATAGCGGTCCTCCGCAGTTGAACCAGCCCCTAGATCCCCGAGAAGCAGTATTCGTAGCCAATTACGTTCTCCACTTTGATGGTCCTCAGGCAGTAAAAGATTCGGGGATGGTAAGCCAAAATAATACGCGCAAGGCTCGAGAGATCAGCGATGAGTTATTGTACCGGGAAGACGTACAACAGGCCATCGCCCAGGCGGTAGATGATCGGGTGAAACGTACCCTTATCACCGGGGATATGATTATCAACGAGTTTGCTAAAATCGCGTTTGCCAGTATAGATGATATATACGACGACAACGGGAACCTCCGATCAATAAAGGATATGCCCAAACATATCCGGGCCGCCGTAAGTTATATCGAGCATCAGACCATATGGGCCGGAAAAGGAGATAACCGAGTTAAAACCGGAGTGCTTTCCAAAATCCGCCTATATGATAAGCAGACCGCATTGACTTCGCTCTGGAAGATGATCCATGGCGCGGATATGAACTCGAACGTGAATGTTTACCAGGACAATCGCCAATATCAATATAATGATTACCGGAAACAACGGTTAAACGTAAATAATTTGGACTCAGAGGAAATCGAAGTTCTGCGGAAGATGATGGGTACGGAAGAATCTGAAGAGGCTAGAGAGGAATACAAGGAGCTAGAAGAATGGGCGCGGAATCAATAAAAGATAAGCAAAAACAGGAAACTGTTAGGAAGGCAATGGCCGAGCCGGGGATGGTCTCCGTAAGGGCTCGGGCGTGTCAATTATCTTTTTTCACATTCGTGCAGGAATTCTGGAACGAGATCATTGCGGATACTCCCCAATGGAACTGGCATATACCCTACCTCTGCGGGGAGCTGATGAAGCTAGCGGAAGGAGTAGCCAACGGGGAGCAAAAGCCATATGATCTTATAACGAATATACCGCCCGGAGAAACCAAATCATTATTGTTTACGGTATTTTTCCCGGCATGGTGCTGGACGAATTGGCCATGGATGCGGTTTATTAAGGGATCATATTCGGCCAGCCTATCATTAGAGCACGCGGAAACCTGTCGTGACTTGATCCGAAGCGATAAATATCAAGAATTTTTTCCATACCTGGCTATCAAGAAGGACAAGGACACTAAATCCAACTTTCGGGTAATGCATTGGAACGAGGAAATGGCCCGGTGGAAGTTTGGAGGAAACATTTATTCCACATCAGTAGGCGGTACACTGACCGGATTTCACGCTCATATTCTATTGGTCGACGATCCGCTTGATCCCTATAAATCCTTGAGTGAACAGGAACTCAAGAACGCTAATAGGTGGATGAGCGAAGTCCTTCCGACTCGTAAGGTCAACAAAGAGGTCGCCCCGTTGATTATGATTATGCAGCGGCTAGCAGAAGACGATCCAACCGGGCACTTACTCGCGAAAGAAGGACTTTCTATAAAGCATATCAATCTGCCCGGGGAGATAAATTCGGGTCAACGGGAAGACGTAAAGCCCCAGGAGCTATTACAGTTCTATAGTAAAGATGGACTACTCGATCCAAAGCGGTTGTCTTTGATAGCGTTGAAAGAGTTAGAGGCATCACTCGGTCAATACGGGTACGCGGGACAGGTCCAACAGCGCCCGACTCCTCCCAGCGGTGGAATGTTTAAACCGGATAATATGCCTGTATTGTCTGCGGTTCCCAATGACGTAAATTGCTTAGAGAAGTTATGGTACTGGGATAAAGCCGGGACCAAAGACGGAGGAACATACACAGTCGGAACTTATATGTGGAGGATGGACCCAGCGCGATCTCCCTACGAATTCGTCATAGTCAAAATTGTTCGAGGCCAATGGGGAACGGATGAAAGGGAAAAGATCATACAACAGGAAGCAGAAGCGGAGGACCGTGACGCTGTTATATTTATAGAACAGGAAGGTGGATCAGGCGGAAAGGAGTCAGCGGAAAAAACGATCATGAGGCTGTCGGGATTTAAGGCATACGCGGATCATCCGACAGGAGACAAAGTGGCCCGCGCCGATCCATTCAGCGTTCAGGTCAACGTCGGCAACGTCGCCATAGTACAGGCCGATTGGAATAAAACATTCAAGGATGAATTGCGGTATTTTCCGTACAGTACTTATAAAGACCAAGTTGACTCCAGCTCTGGAGCATTTAACAATTTGACACCTTATAAACGGGCAGGAGTTTGGTGATGAAAAGAACGATACCACCGGCAAATCAAACGATAACCAACGCGGAAATGTTACAGACACTAGAGGATCTGACCTCTAGGATGAAATTAGCGAGTTCGTTGGGTCAACAATATGGCGGTAATCGAGATCTGTATGAGGCTCTTGGTTATAAAAAGGAGTTGACTACAGCGGACTTTTGGAATGCATATCTGCGTCAGGACATAGCTCGAAAGGTCAACAATTTTCCAGTCAATAGTACGTGGAGAGGGGAGATCAAAATCACGGACGGCAAGGATGATTCTCCTTTCACCAAGGAATTCGAGGCGTTGGCGGACCGAACCCGACTATGGAATAAGATCACTAGGGTTGATCGGTTGACAGGTTTAGGTCAATACGCTATATTGGTTCTCGGATTTGACGATGTACAGAACCCGGATCAATTTAGAAATCAGGTGACGGCGGGAGAAAACCGCCGTCTGTTATATGTTCATGCTTACAGCGAACGTAGTGTAGAAATAGAGCAGTGGGAAACTGATACCAAATCGGAACGGTATGGACTGCCGTTGTTATATAAAATCAAGACTACGGTCCCCGGGGACATGAACACGACTAGAGATTTGTTAGTTCATCATAGTCGGGTAGTCCATGTGGCAGAAGAGTTGCTGGAATCAGAGGTCTATGGAGTTCCCCGGCTACAGGGTGTATATAATCGCCTTGACGATCTGGCCAAAATAGTAGGCGGATCAGCGGAAATGTTCTGGAGAGGAGCCCGCCCTGGATATGCAGCCAAAACTAGGGAAAATGCTCGATTGGGACCGCAGGACAAGTCGGACTTAGATCAACAGTTCGACGAGTTTGAACACGAACTCCGCCGTTGGATGCGAATACAGGGCATGGACATTGAAAGTCTGGCCCCGCAAGTATCTGATCCCAGCAATCACGTAGACGTACAACTGAATATGATCTCGGGGCACAGTTACATCCCTAAACGTATGTTGATCGGGAGTGAACGGGGAGAACTAAGTAGTCAACAGGATGAGACGAACTGGAATCAATACATAGATGATAGGCGTGATTCCTTCGCCGAGCCTATGGTATTACGTCCCTTGGTTGATCGGTTGATCGCGGTTGGCACATTGCCTACTCCCGAGAAGGGAGAGTACCAAGTTGAATGGCCGGATCTCTGGACACCGTCCGAGAAGGAGCGCTCGGAAATCGCCAGCAATTATAGCTCTGCAATTAAATCTTACAGTAGCGCCGCCGGAGCATCCTCAATAGTACCAGAAAAGGCATTTTTGCGAGAAATTCTGGGTTGGTCCGAGGAAGCAATTCAACAGGCTTTCGAAGAGTTGGAAACAGCCTTGCGGGATGAAGAAGAGGAGGCACGAAGGGATCAACAGACCATAGAGGAAGAGACAGAAGAGGAAGGTGAAGGATCAGTCCAGGGCGGCGGAGAAGAGGAAGAGTAATAATATGTGCGAAGGACAATTGATATATAACAGAGCCCAACGAAGGTCCGGGCGAAATCTCCAGATGATCGTAAATGCTACGGTTCAAGGAGACCCCACCCATACACTTACGTTGAGGCGGAGATTCGCCGCTGAGGCGTCAAAGAGATTTAAGGCTCTGAAACAGGTCATTCGCCAGAGCATAGTTGATAATGATTGTTTCGGAATGCGGGAGGAAGGATCATCTCCGGTCAATCAGGTAGCTCCTTCAAATATTCAGGGACCCGGACTAGACGAGATACAGGGCAAGTACAATCCTATTCCAGCAAAAAGGTTTGCTTTTACTCGTTCTGGGGATAAGGTACAGGGCTTTATGAATTGGATGGAAGAGCAGCAAAAGAACGGCATTTTAGAAGTCACTGAGGCTCCCCAGTCCGGTCAAGCTATAGAGAAGCAGTGGCAGAATAAATATTTACGCGGTGCGTATCAGAAAGGAATCGCTCGCGGACGACAGGAACTAAACAAGGCAGGTTATCCGGTTCAAGGGATCGACGAAGCCGGAGGAATGGACGCGGTATTTAATCAACCATTTCACGCTGACAGAGTTGGGGCCATATATACTCGAGCCTTTAACGAGTTGAAAGGGATCACCGACGCTATGGATCAACAGATCTCCCGGACGTTGGCCGAAGGGCTCGCGGAAGGTATGGGACCAGAGCAGATGGCCCGGAATATCAATGACAGAGTGGAGAAAGTAGGCATCACCCGGGCGCGTACGCTCGCGCGGACGGAGACAGTCAGAGCGCATCATGTAGCTACCATACAGGAATACGAGAATGCCGGGGCGGAAGGCGTGAAAGTAAAAGCGGAATGGTCCACTGCCGGAGACTTAGAAGTTTGTCCTATTTGTGCTCCGTTGGAGGGAGCTAGATTTGATCTAAAGACGATCCGGGGAATGATTCCGAGACACCCTAACTGTAGATGTGTAGCTTTGCCCATTGATAGGGGAGACGTAGAGGGAACCGGGACTGGAACCGGAACTACTGGAGAGGGCGGTGGTCCCTCTTTTCCCACTTTGCCAGATCAAGTTGCGGATAATGTACGTGCGGGGGAAAAGAAGATTGCGAAGGCAGACGTAGAGCATGGAAAGATTTATGATTCAGATACCGGAGAAGAGTTAGGCAATTTTACAGAGAGCGGGGGATTTGAAGTTGAGATCCCAAATTCGCAGGTAGGGAACGTGAGAGGGAATATATTCACTCATAATCATCCTAGTGGGGATTCCTTCTCCGACACCGATATGATCGTAGCCAATAACTTAGGTATGAAAGAAATGCGTGCGGTTGGAGTAAAACAAGGGAAACGGGTCACTCATAGGTTACGTCCACCTGGACGTACGATTGATGCTCGGAAATTTGAAGAGGAATTCTGGGAAAAGCACCGTGAAAAAATGAGGGAATTTAGGAGACGTCGGAAAGCGGGGGAGATCAGTGAAGAATATTCTGACTTTCATGAGTATGATGCCGTTGTTCGAGAAATGGCGGAAAAATACGGGTTTAGATATGAACGGATCGTGGAAGACATTAAGGAGTCACCATGGGAAAAAGTTCGGGAGAAGGTCAACGCAGATCCGGTCGCAAGTCAATTCGCCAAGCTGAAGGAAGGGAATGATTTCCTGAAGAAAAAGGACGAGTACAGGAAATTTTTCGATCAATATAGTGATGAAGACCTTAGCAGATTTAGAAATAATTTAACCACAACTGGAAGGCCCGATATCGAGGAACAGGATCATTTCCTAAAATTACAACAGGAATTCAAAGACAAATTAACGGAAAGGGGAAGCAGATTCAAAAGACGATCTATAGGCGATTGGCAAGGAAGTACTATGAACGGCGATCCCATGCTTATGAAAAGGGCCGCGTCTGAAATGGAAAGTAACATAGGCAAAATGGCATATCCGAGAGACTGGGATCAGTTAAAAATAGACGGGATCAAGAAAGCGGAATTGCCCCGAGAGGACTACTTAGATTTAAGGGCGTTTAATCAAGCATATATGGAGCGTTTGGGCATAGAATACGAGGACTTGTATCGAGGCTTGGACGGGAGAACCGGAGCTAAAATAGCACGGGATATAGCAAAAGAAGGAATGCACAGAACTAAGTGGCCGATTGAGGAATCACCATTGACCGGATTTAGTTCTAGTAAAGAAATAGCAGATAAGTTTGGAGCAGCAAGGGGAGCCATGACTTATACTCGGAAAGTTCCTCGCAGTGAGATCGTAGTTCATAGGGATCTCTTGAGCGGGATTACAAGCAGCTTTACTAGAGAACAGGAATTTATAATCATAGGCGGAAAAAGAAAAATCAATCTTTCGGAAATCGACATTTCTGATAAATATGATTTCCGGTAAGGAGTAAGTATGCCAAGAGAAGTAATAAGTCCCGTTTCCGTAGAGGACGGAGAACCAATTATAAATGCCAATTGTTCTGAAGCTAATGATGATTGGATGCGAGCCGGGAGGTTAGCGGAAAAGGCTGACCAAGGCGATGAGAACGCGCGGGAAGAGTTGGATAAAATGGATGATACGGAAATGGTAAGATTTACAGGAGGTTCTGAATAATGCCTTGGAATAAAGATGACGTAAGTAGGTTTAAAAGCGGATTAACAGAGGCCCAGAAAGAACAGTGGGTAGAGGTAGCCAACAGCGTACTCCAAAGATGTCTGGACGAAGGAGGAGATCAAGAGGATTGCGAGGCTTCCGCGATTCGTCAGGCCAACGGAGTGGTCGGGAATTCGATAGTCAACCATACTATTCAGATTGAGAATAATGTTAATTACCGATACGAGACATTCCATGGACAAACCCATATAGTCGCCCCGGTAGTATTGATGACGGAGGGAGTCCATCACGGATCGGCGGGACGAATCCTGTACACT